GGCAATTTGAAGCCATGTTGCTCTTTATTATTCTATCTGTTGGCGTTGACGCCATAAGTTACATTCAAAATGATAGAAGTAATGACTTGTGTATCGTTTATGAAATGACTAGTTTTGGAACAAGTTTTAACAACGCAAATGACTCATTAGTTAAGCTACATAAGCATATGGGATTGAAATATGAAGTTTGTAAAATAGAATCGAACGCTAATGCATTAACTCAAATGCAAAAGTGTAATTGTATATATGATGATACACCACAAATAGTTGTCTTCACCAATTTTAAAAAATCTAGTTTAAAAACGTTAATTGGAACTGAAAATAAATGTGAATTACTACCACAGACAACAATCTACACTCCAACCGTTGATATTGAATCGGAATATTTCATATATGGAAACGATGTCAAAATATGTTATTTAGACAAAAATTTACTGGGAATTGGATGTGATGCCACTGATACAACTTCTTGGCTTGATTTAGACGCCGGATTACCTACCAATCACGCACTTGATATTCCTGAGATTACAAGCGATGGATTTAAACTATTCGCAAAATACAGTGATTCTTTCTTATGTCAACGACTAATGGATGAGCCAAAAAAACAAATTCAATTCTACGCAGAGGTAGACAATGTCCCATCTAATGATGTAATAGAAAGTTCAAGATCTTGGGCTTCTGTTTGGAAAGTTGTTAAAACAGTCTTACATTTTACTTACCATATACTTGATTTGTTCTATGGTAACAGACGTGCTACAGCTAGAATGATTGAGCATTCACCACTAGGTTGAGAAATCCCGAATGGTGAGCAAATATACCC